TGAAGAATATGGAAAGGGTGAAAAAGGTGAAGAGGGTGAAGAATATGGAAAGGGTGAAAATAAAGATTATATAGAAGAAAAAGTTAATAAAGAAAAGTGTAAGAAAAATGAATATGGTGATAAAGATGGAAATAATGAAAAATATAAAAAAGAGAAAAATATAAATAATGATATTAAAGTTATAAATATCAATAATAATAAAAAAGAAAAATCGCTTTCTGAGAAAAAAAAATTAATAAAAAATAATATATATAAAATATATAAATTAAATAAGAAAAAAGATTCGTTTTTCTAAGTAATATTTTATATAATTAATTAGTAAAATGAGTAGTTGGATATTTACATTAGTTTTATCATCCATAATAACAGTTTTAGCATTATTAGTTGAAGCAAATGAAAAACGTGAAAATAAATATATTTATGCAGCAAAGATATTTTTAATATCATATGTAACAATATATTTAGGATTAATTTTTGGATTAAATTTAGATAATTCTAATTGTCCAGAAATTGAAATTGGTGATGCACCATTTTAAATAAATTTTGTTTATCAAAATAAAAATGATTGATTTTATTTTTGAAAATATTTATTATAAATTATGTATTGCAATAGTTATTTCATTAATTATAACATTTTCACATGAAATTAAAATATTAAAAGAATATTGGATATTAATAATAATAACATTTATATGTTTATTATCATTTTCAACTGGTGATATAGGTATTATATTATTAATGATAGCATTAACATTAATAACATTTAATTTACAAGTAAAAATTAAATAAAAAATGAATTTAATTTTAAGATTTAAAAATAATTAAATAATATAAATAATGAATATTATTAATAATAATAAATATTGGTATCTATATCCATACTGTCATGATTATATTGAAAATAAGGATAATATAATAATTAATATAAATGATATATCTAAAAAAGAAGAAGTATATATTGTTTCTTCTAAAAATAGAAAGAAAATTATAGAAGAAAAACCAAAAATTAATCAATCTACTTGTGCTTCAATAGATTTATTTTCATAATAATTTATACAAATTTATTTTTTACATATAACCTACATCTTGGTTGATCCGTATTATGAGATATAGATTGTGTATAATTTTGACATATTGAGAACATATTTGGAGTATTATTACTAACAATGATGCTTTGGATAACATGCTAGTGTTGGTGATATTGGACCAATATTACTAGCTGTTGAGAGACATTCAAGTGTTTTTCATCATCATTCGATGTAGCTTGTAGTTTATCTGCCATTTTATAGAATTATTAAACCTTAATTCTTTTGATTCAATATTAAAATTATCTCTAAGTATTTTTTCATTTTTGTAAAAAATGTAATATTTTACATGTAATAAATTACAAAATTATAAAATTCAGAATATACAGTAGTTTTAGCGTAATATGTAATAATCTACATTTTTTAGTATTTCTTTTTAACTACGATAGATGGACCACTTCGTTTTTTTCTAAAAGCATCTATATTAAATAATTCTTCAGCTTCTTCTTCATCATCGACATTTGCAATATTTTCATTATGAATCATCCAGAATTCTTTTGATCCTATAGTAAATGGAGGATGGTCTTCAGCTTCGTACCAGAAGATACAATCTTCTAATTTATTTGATTTTGAACAATTATCTATAACTAAACAACCATATTGATCAGTTAATTGTGTAAGAGTATCACAGAATGCTTCAAATGTTGGAAATATTGAAGCATAACTTTCATATATTCTACGTCTGTTACCAAAGTTGTTCTCGCGTAAAATAAAAGTATAATCCACGTTGCCTCTTAGGTCCGGAGGGATTCCGAGCGGTGCTTGCATAGTTATCGCCAGGAATATTTTCTGATGTCTACCGTTCATAAAAATATAACGTATATTTTTGTCACGTTTCCAACACCCATCATATAAACAATCATCTAATAATAGAAATGCTCTAGGATCTATTGAGGATTTACCATACATCATTGTTTCTTTAGTAATTCTTTTAGTCATTAACTTTTGACGAGTTACAACATTATTAATTAATTCCGGTGTATATTCTTCATGTATAAATAAACTAGGAATTATTGAACTATATGTTTGTGTAGCACCTTCAGTTGGACATATTACAGTTCCTATAGGAATATCACGATGATAATATAGAATATCTTTGAGTAAAAAAGTTTTACCAGTATTTCTTTTTCCTAATAAAATAATTACCTTATCGTCGGTAATACTAGATGGATCAAATTTTCTTATATGTAATTGCATTTATTTATATAAAGTTTTATTAATTTATATTTAAATTTACGCACATTAATTAAATTAATATTTTGCTTCCCCGTCGAGGAAGCAAAATATTAAAGGAGTTATCTTCCAGATATTCCCTTTATGAATTATCAAATTTATATTTTAAAATTTGATAAACTATTTAAAGGTTATATTATTATAATATATATCCCTAAAATGGATATAATAAAAGCATTTAATGAGAATAATCTCAATATTCAAATTACAATTAAAGGAAGTGTAGAAAATCCCTTATTTAGAGCAACTGATATTGGAGAAGTTTTAGATATAAAAAATATTCATCAAAATATTTCAGATTTTGATGAATCTGAAAAATTATTTATTACAATAGATACAAAAGGAGGACCTCAAAATATAATTTTTTTAACAGAAAATGGATTATATAGAACATTAATGAAATGTAAAAAACCTATAGCTGTCACTTTTCAAAAATGGGTATGTAATATTTTAAAAGAAATTAGATTAAAAGGCAAATATGATTTAGAAGAAGAAATTCGAAAAAAAAATGAAGAAAATCAAAGACTTCAAGATGAAAATAATCGATTAGTATCAACAAATGGAAATCCAATTATCTATATTTATAATACAGATACAAGACTTGAAAAACCAGATTTGAAAATAGGAGTAACTGAAAAATATAGAGAGAGATCAAAACAATATAAAACAAGTCATCCATTTGGTCGCATGGAATTTTCAATTGATATTCCTGCCGATATAAATTTAAAAACAGTTGAAAGTTGGATACATTATATTCTTGATAAACATAGATTGAAAGGAGAAGTATTTGGTTTAAGTATAGATGAAGCAAAAAAACAAATAATACGTGTAGTTAATTCATTATTATTATCAAGTATAAAAAATGATGATGAACGTATTGAAAAACTTAATAAATTAATTGATCATGAAACAATAGTTATTCATAATATTCCTAATTCTGAATTATCAACTCAAACTATTGCTATTCAAACAGATTTAAATTCAGATTATAAATTAATTGATAATAATATTACAAAAAAATTTTATACTAAATTTGATGAATATATTGATAAATGTTGTGAATTAGATGAAAATTATGAAGTTCCATCTGATAATATTATCGGACAATATCGTATTTGGACTAAATCTGCAGATAAAGAAGTATATCATGCATTATTAGATTATTTAGCAACTAGATTTCGTCCAATTAGAGTTAAGAATCAAGACATGGAAAATATTGTTTATGGATATCGCGGTGTAAGATTAAAAGAATTAAATTATGTTCAATCATTTGCACCATCTGATCCTGAGACATTTATTTTTAATATTTGTAAATTCTGTCCCAATGGTAAAATATTACAAGCTAATATCATTAAAGAATATTCTATTTGGAAAAAAAGACTAAATAAACAAGAATTACCAGATGATGCAAAAATATTAAAAAATTATTTAAAAAATTGTGAATATATATTATTGTCAAATTTATGGACAACAAACGGTAATGGTATGGGATATTATGGTTTATGTTTACGATCACAAGAAAATTTAAACAGAAACTCATCTTCAACTTCAAAAGCAGTTGAAAAAAGAAATATTAATACTAATGATATTATTGGATCATGGAATACAATTTCTAAAGCTGCTCATGAAGAAGGAATATCATCTACAAAAATGAGCAGAATTATAAAAAATAAAATTCAATTAAATGATTATTATTATTGTGAAGCATTGAAAAAATCATAAACTCATTATATAATATGCTATTTTATAAACATTTAAATTATTCATATTTATCCAAGTATAACACATTGATCCACAATTAATAGAACTCATTCCATTCCAATTATATTGTTTATCAAATGGTAATATTAATATAAATTTATTATATAGACTAACGTCTATTCCTATTCTTCTAGTATAATTTTTAGAATAGTCCATTAATAAATAAGAATCTACTGATGAATAATTCCAGTTATTTTTTCCATTACAAGGAATTGTAATTCCTTTAATAATAATATTATTAGTTTCTGAAAATTTTAAAGAACAATATTTAAATATTTCTTTTAATGAATTACTATTTTGAAACCAAATTGATTTCATATAATTAAATGAATTTGTTGTAATTTTATTACATATTTTTTCAATATAATAAGTAATTGTTTTTAAATTTAATTCATTACATTTCGGAACTAATCGAGAACTTAATGGTAAAATATCAGAAATAATAAATATATTATTGAGATCAAAATTTCCAAATATTTTTACAGATGACCAAGTAATAATATTATCATAAATAATATTAGTATTAAATGATAATTGTATTATAGAATTATCATATTTTTTAAGAAAATATTGATATTGATCATCAATATGATTATCACGAATTAATAATTCTCCTTGCAAAGAAATTTCTTGTGAGTTTATTAATATAGGTAGTAATAGTAATGATATAATTACACTCATTTTATTAAATAAATAAAATGTTTTTAAATATTTATTTATTAAACTTTTCAGGATAGTTTTATTTTTTATATTATCACCACCAATTATTGTTAAGACAAAAGAATTTAAAAAAATATAGTATATTTTTTGTAATTCTTTTGATTAATAAATAAATTGATTGATTTATTGATTTTTTATTTATTTAAGAAATACCACCACCTGATAAATTATCTTTATCGGTCCATGGATCTGTTTTATCAAACATATTCTTAAATATAGATGATACTGGATTACTATTAAGTTGTTCTTCATAATAGCTACGAGGTATAAATCTGTACTCAACTCTAGTATTTTTTTTTAATGCTTTAAATTTTTGATCATAAATTCCATGAATAATTAAAAATATACCAAAACAAAAAAAAAATATAATAATGGATTTCATTTACTATATTTTATATAAAAAAAATAATTTATTTAACTTTAAATAATATTTATGCACATGTCCACACCCATTTACATTGTTTAGTTGGAGGTTTCGGTGGGAAATGTAATATTGGTGGTGGAGATTTAACAATGTCTGATGGTAATGGTGATGGAAAATACATACCAGCATCCCAATTTTTATAACAGTCAAATTTAATAGAATATTGAGTTTTTTGAATTCCATTTTGATACATTTTGAAAACTGTATCACATAATAGTTTTGCATTTTGTGCTAATTCATTTAATCCAGTTTTTGTACTAATATAGTTTCTAAAAGCACTTTCATCATTATTATTAGATACTATAAAGTTATAATTATAAAATAATTTTTTAGAATTAATATATACTTTACAATTACTATTAATAATAATATTACCTGGTGATTTTAATAATGCATCCTTAAGCCATATACATGCATTACTTTTAACAAAATCTACACTGATATCCGTATATGTAGTAGTACTAAAAGAAAATTCCATTCTTCCTTTAATAGCATTAGTATTTGGTGATGGAGTGGGTGATGGTGGATAATCAACTTTAAATGGCGGTGGTGGTGGTGGAGGTGGAGGTGGAGGTGGAGGAGGAGGTAGAGGAGAATTAACTTTAGCTGGGGGAGAATTAACTTTAGGTGGGGGAGAATTAACTTTAGGTGGGGGAGAATTAACTTT